TGGCTTGTCTAAGGATGTGTGTTGATCGTCTTCTCCCTGTCTCCTACTTTGAAAAGGAGAAGCAAGGGTCTAAAAGTGCAATCAACATTACGATTACTGGCATCGGTGGTACTACTGAGATAGAAACCATTGAAGCTGAGGATATTGAAGACGTGAACTACGATGAATCTTGACATTAAGCTCCTGCCTTGGCAGACTGAGGTGTGGCAGGACCACACTAGGTTCAAGGTTATTGCTGCAGGGCGAAGAACTGGTAAGAGTAGGCTTGCTGCTTGGTTCCTAATCGTAGAGGCTTTGCAGGCTGACAAGGGTCACGTGTGGTATATTGCCCCCACCCAGCAGCAGGCAAGGGATATTATGTGGCAGCAGTTGCTCGAGCTGGCTCATCCAGTGATTGCTGGTAGCCATGTGAACAATATGCAGATCAAGTTGGTGAACGGGTCTACAATTAGTCTTAAAGGTGCTGATAGACCAGAGACAATGCGAGGAGTGGCGCTAAAGTTCCTTGTGTTGGACGAGTATGCGGACGTAAAGCCGCAGGTATTTGAGCAGATCTTGAGGCCTGCCCTGGCTGACTTGAAGGGTAAGGCTGTATTTATTGGTACACCCAAGGGAAGAAACCACTTCTATGACATTTACAGGGTTGGTCTCGAGGGTAAAGAGAAAGATTGGAAGTCTTGGCACTTCACTTCTTTTGATAATCCACTACTGGACCCTGAAGAGGTAGAGACTGCTAAGAACTCCATGTCTAACTTTGCGTTTAGGCAGGAGTTTATGGCTAGTTTTGAGGCTCCTCAGTCTGAGATCTTCAAGGATGAGTGGATTAAAGTAGCAGATGAAGATGAAGAACCTATGCATGGAACCTTCTTTATGGCGGTGGACCTGGCAGGGTTTGAGGATGTAGCAAAGAATGCTAGTAACAAGAAGAAGCATCTAGACCAGACTGCTATCTCTATTGTTAAGGTACATGAAGATGGTTGGTGGGTAGAGAAGATTGATTGTGGTAGGTGGGATATTAAAGAAACAGCTAACAGGATTCTTAGGTTAGCTAAGGAATATGAGATTCAGGTGGTAGGTATTGAGAAAGGAGCGCTTAAGAATGCAGTGCTCCCGTACCTACAGGAACTAATGTTAAAGTATGGTGTCTATCCTCGAATAGAAGAGCTGACACATGGTAACAAGAAGAAGTCTGATCGTATTGTCTGGTCATTGCAGGGTAGGTTTGAGCGTGGTAGGATTGTGTTGAAGGAAGGAGACTGGGTCAAGGAGTTTAAGGACCAGCTTTTAAACTTCCCTACCAACGGTGTGCATGATGATATGATTGATTCACTTAGTTACATTGACCAACTAGCCATCACACCCTTTGAGTTTGATGATGACGAAGAAGATTACGAACCCTTAGACCTAACATCAGGATATTAATATGGCACTACAACGAGTAATAGGTGGATTGTTATCTGATCTAGCTCAAGATTTTGGGACTACTGGGCGACGACTATCTCGAGGCACTACTGAATTTGAGATGGATGAGCAAGCAGTGCTTCCTCCTAACTTACAAAAACCTGAGTTAATGGTAGGTGTTCGTGGTATGATAGAAGCTATCGGAACACCATCGGAAGTAGATCAAAAGAAGCTTACTCTTGCTGAGAATATGTTTAAACGTGGCGAGGCTAACGAAGATATTCTAGCTAAGACTGGGTTTATGTTTGATCCTAATGGTCGTGTTCAAAAAGAAATTGATGATGTTGATGCTCAGTTTCTATTAGACCCTTCAGAAGTAAAGAAGGGTAAAGCATATAAGATGGAAGAAGTATTTCAGCACCCTTCACTGTTTGACTTCTATCCTAAGTTTAAAGGAATGGAAGTTAAGTTTTATGATGGTCCTCCAAAAGAAAAGGGTGAGTTTAACCCAGTTACTCAGACTATTATGATCAATAGAAACAATATTAACTTTATTGATGGTAATGTTCCAGAGATTATTTCTACTGTCTTGCACGAAACTCAGCATGCAATTCAGCAACTAGAGAAGTTTATTGTTGGTGGTAACTTTACTAGCTTCTTGAATAAACCACTGGAAATGGCTACGCAAGAAGAAATTGAAGAAGCTGGTCGTAAATACTTGTCTATTTATGGTGAAGCAGAAGCACGTAATGTTGAGTTTAGATACCTTCTTAAACAGGCAGCAAAAGCTCTTAAGAAGCCAAGCTCTATTGAAGGCCAGAATTTTCTACGCACTCTCACACAAGATCCTTTGTCTCGTAACTATGGTATTAAACCCGAACAACTTACAACTCCTCGTGGGCAAACTGTAGATATTCGTAGTGAAGAGTTTGCACCTATGATTCCTGAAAGGACAATTTAATGGCTGAGAATTACTCTAGCATGGAAGAAGACAAAGTCACAGAGGCAGATAAAGAACTTACTGCTTTTGTTGTCGATCACTGTGACCGTTGGCGCGAGTGGCGAGATACTAACTTCATGAAGAAGTGGGATGAGTATGAGCGTCTGTACTACGGTATCTGGTCTGATGAAGATAAGACACGAGAGTCTGAGCGCTCACGCATTGTAACCCCTGCTATCCGTGAAGCAGTTGAGAACAAGACTGTAGAAATGCTAGAGGCTCTTGGTGGTAATGCTGGCTTCTTTGATATTCGTGATGACGTAGCTGACCAGCAGAAGGTTGACATTGAGCAGTTGAAGACCCAGCTTAAAGAAGACATGACGAAAGAGGGCTATGAGAAAACTATTAAAGAAGTAGCCCGTACTGCTGAAATCTTTGGTACTGCATGTGCTGAGATTCTTGTCAAGAGCAAGATCGAGAAAGCACCCACGATGCAGCAGATTCCTGGATCACCTATGGCTGCTTATGGCGTGTCTGAGACTGAAGTCACAAGCGTACCTGCCAAGATGATTCATCCTCGTAACTTTTTGATTGATCCTAACGCTGAGAATATTGATGAGGCTTTGGGCGTGGCAGTTGAAGAATACACCAGCTTATTTAAGATTGTTAAGGGCATTGAGGATGGAATTTATCGTAAGGTAAACATCCAGCCTTACTATGATGATACTGACCTTGAACCTACAGCTACTGAGTCCATCTATCAAGATGACAAGGTAAAGGTTCTTCGTTACTATGGTCTGGTGCCTAGAGAGTATCTTGAGACTTTGGAGTCTGATGGCAAAGAAGTAGCTGATCTGTTTCCTGAAGATTCAGATGCTGACCAAGTATCAGACTTGGTAGAGGCTGTTGTTGTCATTGCTAATGACCAGTACCTTCTCAAGGCTGAGGCTTCTCCTTACATGATGAAGGATCGTCCTATTGTCGCTCATCGTCCTGAGACTGTGCCTGGTAGGTTCTGGGGTATCGGTACGGTTGAGAAGGGCTACAATATGCAGAAAGCTATCGATGCTCAGATCCGCTCACACCTCGATAGCCTAGCTCTGACTACTGCTCCTATGATTGCAGCAGATGCTACCAAGCTTCCTCGTGGAATGAAGACTACTGTTCAACCAGGTAAAAGTATTCTGGTCAATGGTAATCCTCAAGAGGTACTGTTTCCCTTTAAGTTTGGTAACACTGACCCAGCTAACTATGAGACTGCTAAGGGCTTTGAGAACATGCTCCTCAAGGCTACAGGTACGCTGGACTCTGCTGAGCTAACACGTGCTACAGCGTCAGGACAGGGCGCTGGTGGGGTTGGAATGTCTCTAGCTATGTCTGCCATGATTAAGAAGAATAAGCAGGCTCTGCTAAACTTCCAGCATGACTTTGTTATTCCCCTGGTGCGTAAGGTTGCTTACCGCTACATGCAGTTTGATCCTGATCGTTACCCCTCGCAGGACTACAAGTTCATGCCTGTTGGTTCAATTGGAATGATTGCTAAGGAATATGAGCAGCAGCAGATGATTGGTTTGCTCCAGACTCTTGGTCCTCAGTCTCCTATCGTGCCTATGGTACTGGCAGGTATTGTAGAATCATCCAGCCTCTCTAACCGTGAGCAATTGCTCCAGCAACTCCAGCAGATGGCTCACCCTGATCCCCAGGCACAGCAGGCTCAGCAAGCCCAGCTACAGGCTCAGCTACAGCTTCTGCAGGCTCAGGTACAGGAGCTACAGGCTAGGGCAGCAGAAAGCCAAGCAAACGCTCAGGAGAGCCTTGCAAAGGCACAGAAGGCTAGCGTTGAAGCTCAGCTTATGCCGGAGGAAATGCGAGCACGAGTCATTCAATCTATCTCTACGAACATTCCTGATCAGTCTCAAAATGAGTTTGAGCGTAGAGCTAAGATTGCAGAGCTACTTCTCAAGGAGCGTGAGATTGCATCTAAAGAAAAAATAGTTGAGAAACAGATGCAAACCTCTTGACAAATGATTAATTTTGTGGTATAATATACTCATTAGATAGGAACTCCTTTGGACAAAGTTCTACAGAAATACTACGAAGAGCGGTTTAACATGATGGCTACCGAGGGTTGGAAAGACCTGGTAGGAGATGCACAAGTCATGTTGGACACGTATAAAGATATTGATTCTATAAGTTCTGAGAAAGACTTATGGTTTCGTAAAGGTCAGTTAGACATTCTTCGTTGGCTTGTGGAACTCAAAGGCGTGAGTGAACGAGCATGGGAAGAACTAAATGACCAAAAGAATATTTGAGTTTAGGTGTGCCAAGGGGCACGTAACCGACAAGTTTGTTGATGATGAGGTGCTTGTAGTCG